ATGTGTGGACGTTTTGCACAAGCCCAAACCCGTGAAGAATATCTGGCATACCTGGCCGACGAAGGCGATCGCGACATTGCATATGACCCGGAGCCTATTGGCCGGTACAACGTGGCGCCAGGTACCAAAGTCCTGTTGCTGAGCGAACGCGACGAGCAGCTGCACCTCGATCCTGTTTTCTGGGGTTACGCTCCCGGGTGGTGGGATAAGCCGCCTCTTATTAACGCGCGCGTCGAGACGGCGGCTACCAGCCGAATGTTTAAACCTCTCTGGCAGCATGGCCGGGCGATCTGTTTTGCGGATGGGTGGTTCGAGTGGAAGAAAGAAGGCGACAGGAAACAACCCTACTTCATTCACCGGGCCGACGGCCAGCCGATATTTATGGCGGCGATCGGCAGTACGCCATTTGAACGTGGCGATGAAGCAGAGGGCTTTCTGATTGTGACGTCTGCAGCTGACAAAGGCCTGGTCGATATTCACGACCGCCGACCGCTGGTTCTGTCTCCAGAAGCGGCCCGGGAATGGATGCGGCAGGATATAGGCGGGAAAGAGGCTGAAGAGATAGCAGCCGACGGTGCTGTGCCAGCCGACAAGTTTATCTGGCACGCCGTGACGCGCGCCGTGGGAAATGTGAAGAACCAGGGGTCGGAGCTAATCGAGGCATCACAATAGTAAGGTCAAAAGAGACCTGTCACTTCCGAAATGAGCGAGAAGCGGACAAAATAGAGATGATTATTCGACAATGTTTACGTCTAGTTCCGGTTGTTTGCAGTCCAGGGCATAACTTCTGCTAGAAAACCAATTTTAATGCTTGCTGAAAGCTGGTTGCTCCGAGACGCAACGCCTATTGTCAACTTGCAGGTGAATTAATAACAGAAGGCCTATCCAATACATGTTATAAGCGAGTTAGTAAACCTCCACACTGGTGGTTTAGAGGCAAGCCATGAAATTACGAATCACAAGAGCAATCGGGCGCAGCAAGTTCTCGCCACGTTGGGTTAAGGTTATCTGTTTACGGTTAACAAAAAATTATATTGAGCGCTCCCTCAATGCTCTTCTGGCCAACATTGATGAATCTGAACTCTCTCCGGAGCAAGTCAAAGCATTGAGGGAACGCGTTGACAGGATTAACCTGGCAAGGAATAAGGGAATACAGGCGTGAGCACTTTTTATTACGTATGTTTCGAGCTAGTGATGTCTGCTTCTGGCACAAAGCGGACCAAGACATCAGGAAAATTTATCGGACTCTAAGCAGATCTGAGTATCTTGTAGTATACCGTGGCGACAGCATTTCTCGCTTCATCTGCCACTGCTGCTGTATGCCCTGCCCGGCAAAGTAGAGTGTACCCTTTCCATCTTTAGCGTTCAGGTGATCGAGAACTTCCATCAACCTTTCGCTGCCGGCCCGCGGCGCGTTCTCATCAAACAGGTTTAGCTGGGCCACACCCTGGCTGAAGAAGTCACCGAGCATAATGCCCGCTTTCTGGTACCGGTGACCATCTTTCCAGATTTTGTCCAGGCACTTTACCGCTGCGTTAATGATATCGCGGGAATCCTGAGTGGGGGTGAGAAGCTTCATTGAAGCGCTGTTGCCGTAATATGGCTCGTTAAGCGCAAAGGGAGAGGTTTTCACGAATGCAGAGATAAAGCGGCAGTACTGATGCTCGCCGCGAAGCTTTTCGGCCCCACGCGCTGCATAGCTGCAGATAGCCTGACGCATCTGCTCATACTCAGTAACGCGTTCGCCGAATGACCGACTACAGACGATTTCCTGCTTTGCTGGCGCGAACTCTTCCAAATCAAGACATGGCTCGCCGCGCAGCTCACGCACTGTTCTTTCCAGCACGACGTTGAAGTGTTTGCGGATAATCCAAGTGCTTTGTTCTGAGAGATCCAGAGCTGTTTTAATGCCCATGGCGTTAAGCTTCTTACTGATGCGCCTGCCTACGCCCCATACATCCTCTACTGGCACCAGGGCAAGGAGTCGGCGCTGGCGATCGATATTGGACAGGTCCACTACCCCGCCCGTCTGCCGCTGCCATTTCTTGGCGGCATGATTTGCCAGCTTAGCGAGTGTTTTTGTCTGCGCAATGCCAACCCCGACCGTCAGATGCGTCCGCTTCAGAACCGTAGCGCGGATCTCTTTTCCAAAGTCAGTCAGGTCCCGGCAGTTGCGAACGCCAGTCAGGTCGCAAAAAGCTTCGTCGATGCTGTAAATTTCAACGCGAGGGCTCATTTCTTCCAGCGTCGTCATTACCCGGTTCGACATGTCGGCATACAACTCATAGTTGCTGCTGAAGCAGACAACGCCAGCGCGCCGGAATAGCTCTTTCTGTTTGAAGAATGGCTCGCCCATCGTTATGCCTACCGCTTTGGCTTCCGCGCTGCGCGCGATTACGCACCCATCATTGTTTGACAGAACGACCACCGGCCGCCCTCTCAGGTCGGGTCTGAACACGGTCTCGCATGATGCGTAGAACGAATTCACATCACAGAGCGCAAACATATTCAGTTCGCCGATTTGACGATGAAAGTCACGACACCGAAAACGTCGAGAGTGTCCTCGCTACCGACAATAATCGGTGAGTAAGCGCTGTTCATGGGATTGAGTTGCACAGTCGGGCGCAGCTGCAGGCGTTTGACAGTGAACTCCCCTTCCACCGCAGCAATAACAATGTCACCGTGCTCAGCAGTCCGGGAACTATCCACCACCAGCAGATCGCCGTCGCTGATTCCGGCCTCAATCATCGAGTCGCCGGCAGCTTTTACGAAATACGTAGAGCTGGGATGGGACACCAGCAACTCATTGAGATCGATACGCTGCTCAACGTAATCAGCAGCCGGGCTGGGGAACCCGCATTGCACCAGATCGCTAAAAAGCGGGATAGCAATAATTTCGCGTAACTCTGCCGGTCTGAAGAACTCCATGATGCATACCTCAAATACTGTTTTTATATACAGTAGTTTTAACTGAGGTACTGATCAAGATGCCCGTTCGTTTCTGTGCGGCTACTTCCTAGCCGCTTCGTTTCTAAGCCTGTAACGCTATTAGCTTTTTGATATTTGTAAATTTCAGCAGGAAGAGTGTCGATTGCTCACTTTGGGTACTACATGAAGGGGTTTTCGTCTGAGGAAACCGGGTAAATGGTATGCGTAACTACACCAACCAGGCGAACATCATCAAGCGCATCGCCTTCGATGGCCTCACCGTCATCAGTGATGAGCGCGTCACCAGCCCAATATGCATGCTGCTGGCGACCACAAAACCAGATGAGCAATGTGTCTTCACGCTTAAACGGGATTCTACTTTCAATGACATCATAGCCTTCAGACGTTTCAACAATGCTCACAGATGAAGGTAGTAAGGGCTCTAATTCCGCAAAGCGCGCGGCGTATAGCTTTGTTGTTCCTGACATGAACACCCCCAAACACTGTATCCATATACAGTATGATTGTTTGGTGATGGTGATCAAGTCGCTTTTGCAAACAGAATGATCAGAATCCTCTTAGCTGTTAAAATCACACGCCTTTTAACAGTTAAGAAAGTTGACGATGATTGCCAACATCCAGTATCTGCGGTTCCTGGCCGCCTTCCTCGTGATTTATGCTCACGCAAACCTTGCCGTTTATGGCATCACCCCACAGATCACAAACCTTGGCGGTGTTGGCGTTGACATATTTTTCATCATCAGTGGTTTTATAATGCCGTACATCATTTACGGCGGCCTCTATAAGGATGGCATGACGCCAAAATTAACGCCGCTGGGTTTCATAAAGCGCCGCATTACTCGCATATGGCCGTTGTACCTTGTGGCAACACTAGTGGTTGTGTTCATATCATGGCTGGTTGATTCTGGTGCCATATCCCAACCTACTGCAGATTTTGCATATATCTTCAACGGCTCACGGCTAGACCTCATGTGGATCATCAAAACGATGACGTTCATGAACTTTGATAAGCCACCAATTCTTGGAATCGGCTGGACTTTGCAGTTTGAATTCCTGTTCTATTTCTTGCTTGCGGGTCTTCTTGCGATTGGCATTAAAAAAGCCAACTCACTCGAGTTTTATTCAGTCTGCGCCCTGGTAATTTTCGGCGCAGGTAACGCCCTGGCTCACGGTGAAAGCAAAGTTCTGGTAACTCTGTCCAGCCAGATGTTTATCGAATTCATCCTCGGTATGTATCTTTACCGCATGTACTCAGCAGGATGCGTCCTGCCGAAGTGGCTGGCGTGGGTCGGAATTGCTTCTTTCTTCCCGCTTTTTGCTTTCGCTAACTCGGGTGTTTTTGCTTATAACGATTATTCCCGACTGCTGACATGGGGCATCCCGGCGTTCGTGATTGTCTGGTCGGCTCTGAGCCTTGAAGGGGTTATTCCTCACAACCGCACTTTCTTGCTGCTGGGCGACTCATCTTACAGCCTGTATCTGTCTCACGGTATCTCAGCGCCGGTATTTCTGTTTATCTGGACGCAACTTGGCCTCGATAAGACAGTGAGCATAGTTCCTTATGTTATCGTCTATTACATCTACTGCCAGGTTATCGCCCTTGCCTGCTATAAGTTTATTGAAAAGCCTGTTAATGGCTGGATAAAGAAAAAAGCATACGGAAAAGCTAAATGAAAAAATTAATTATTGCTTCACTATTGTCTGTGTCATTTTGTGCCGCAGCTGAAATACCAGCTGCACCTGATGACTACACGACGTGCACGGATGTAAAGTGCAGCAACTACATTGTGAATAAGTTTAATATTCACCCTTCTTTCTTTGGTGGGAAATTCGTTTATTCGGATACTATTTACGCATCTGAGGATTTTAAACGCGAAAGACTTCTGTTCAGGCCTACCGGCCCGGTCATGATGTTCAATCAGACTACCGGTGAGCTCTATCATAACGGTACCGATTTCAGGGTATCAGGCGACAAAATAACAATCCCTGATGGCTCTGCTATCCCGGTAGCTAAATCAGGATTTAAAAAGCCGCTGAAAGAAGATAAAAACTTTAACATAAACGTTACGACTGAATACCAGAAATATCAAATTTCGGCGTCTTACAAGAAGGCAGATCGCCTTTACCTGAAAATGAGTGGCGGGGTTACAGACTTACGTAATTACGTTAAAAGTCTGCAGGAAATGAAGGTGACGTATTACGGGGATAGCATTACTTTCGGTGCGAATGCCAGCGACATATACTCAGAACCACACCAGCCACCATATGTCGGACTGGTGTCTGCTTACATGTCTATGATGAAGGGCGGCAAATATCATTACTACAACCCATCGGTGCCAGGATGGACCTCTAATAACGCCTACTACAGCACTGACGGAAGACTCACGAAGCTTGATTCTGATGTTTATATCATTTCTTTCGGTATGAACGATTCGAATGATCTACCGCCAAAAGAATACTTTTTCAGCATCGATGCCCTGATAAAAAATATCAAAAGCAAAAATAAGCATGCGCGAATCGTACTGCTTTCCTCTACCCTTCCGAATCCTGAGTGGGTGCTGCCGAAGAAAGAGTATTTCCCGCTATACAGCGAAGAGTTGAAAAAGTTATCTCTCAAATATAATCATGTGACATTTGTCGATATAACAAACGTCTGGGTTCAGATGCTTCAGCGCAAAAACATTTACGCTATTACAGGTAATGGCGCTAACCACCCTGCCGATTTTGGTCACAGGGTGATCGCAGAAGCGCTGCTCACAGCCTTCCTTGGCGATGACTTCTCTTAAACAATCTTGAGGAAGTTTGAACCATCTTTATAAACGGTGCCCGCTGGGGCACCGGATATCTCTCCAAGAGTTTTGACATTTTTCAGGGCTATCATTCCATCCGTAGATAGCTCAAGGCTTTCCGCCCCACCATTCATCTTTACTTTGAGAGTTCCTGAGGCACTTCCTCCATTTACGCTTGTCCATTCCAGTGTCGCGATCGTCAACGCAGATCCATCATTAGCAGTCCCCTGTAGAAGCAACTTGCCACTATTTCCTGCCCCAGAGCTTGAGATTCGGAGTGCTGCTGACTGACCAGTTGGAAGTACAATATCCACAAGCTCCTTTGGATATTGGCTATGAATGCCAACCTTTGAAAAATCAGTGAGTCCGCCAGCGCCAGGGGAAACCGTAAAGCCGGGAACGACTGAATTGGAAAAGATGGATACGGATTGTGTTGAAGGGTTTACGGCCGGATTGCCATCATTAATGCCATGCCCGATGGCAATGGCGCCGCCGTATGCCTGAATATTCTTCCCGGCAGCAAAAGAACCATCACCAGCTGCTCGCGCTCGGTAACCAAGAGCAATCGCCCCAACGCCATCACTCGCCACTCCGCCAGGGTCAGAAGTAAACCCAGCCCTTGCCTGGGAGAAGTAACCAGCAGAAAAAGCAGCGCGTGAGTTGGCTTCTGTTTCTTCGCAGAGCGCTGCAGACTTTGCGCCAAGAGCAATGACATTTTTCCCGAATGCAAAAGAACAGTACCCTTCAGCATTTGGTGAGGTGATGTCATCCGGATTACCTGTCGCGCTGCCAGCACCTCCATCCGGCTTAACCGGGTCATCGATAATCAGCGCCCCCTGCCAGCCTGGCTCCATGTGCCCGGCACGAAAGCCGGTAACCTGCCCGGCAGCTGACGACGCATAAACGCCGCCGCCGTGCTCGGTCCACCACATAGCCTTACTGTCAGCGTCATCGCGTAGCGACATGGGCCACATCGACTGGTAGGCCTGAGATTTAATCATGCCGCGCGCGGTTGAGGAGTTCAGCAGCGCCAGGTTGTGCGAATAGGACAGGTGCATGAAGCGGGCCCGGCAGTTCAGCGCCAGTCCGCGGCCCATCATGTTGATGGTAGCCAGCTCCGTTTTCGTGTACCCAGGCGGGACGTTGATGATCAGGCGCTGAATCTCACCATCAATAACGCGATCCAGTGTTTGCTGAATCACCTTGTGGTGAGGCGCGACAATCATCTTCCCGCCGGTGCGCTGCTTGAAGAAGTAGCGAGCGTAGTAAAGCCCGTCCTCTTCGCATTCAACCTTACGGGCAAATGCCCTTTGCTCAGCAGTCGTCATCCTCCATCATCTCCTGCCGTGCGGATTTGTATTCCTCTTTACTCATGGTGATCGTCTGGATGGCGCCACCATTCGGGCCGGAATGTTCTAACTTGTGCTTATTGGTGTAAGCATCTCCGCATTCCTTCGCCGCCTGCTCGATTATCTCGGCAGTAAGCGCAAGGTTCTTCATGCCTTCGGCACGCGTTGCCATGCGGTCGAGAACGCGGAGTCGGTACGCCTTGTTAGCGATCGGTATGTCAGAGATTTCATTCTGGAAGCGTTCGCGGGTGGCATTGAACATGTCAACCCATTTCTGTGCCAGCCCCCTGCCGTTTGCTTTCGTCGGGTCGTGTGATTCGACCTGCTGACGAGTGATGCTCAGGCCAAATTCTTTTTTGACCAGCTCAACCACCTGGGATGGGGTATCGAAGCAGGCAAGGGACTGAACGATGAAGGCTTTGACCTCACCTTTCAGTGTCGCCATAAATTACCTGTCTGTCATAATCAGTCATATTGTTAGGCCAGCTTTAGCATGCATGTGCCGCATGACCTGGCTATATCGATGTGAGCCACTTCTGCAGGCGCATTGGCCGCATCAACGAGCTCCTGCACTTCTTTGCTGGCACCGTATCGACGTACGACACCAATGAATTCTTCGACGTCGTGGCCGCGCAGTGTAAGCACTGGCTGCCCGGTCTCTTTGTTGAACTTCGGCGCGCCGAAATCATCCGTGGCCTGTGCGATGTGGTAAAGCTCATGCTCTACCAGTGCGCAGAATTCGAGGTCACTGCATTGTGAGCAGTAGTCGGCCGCCAGCGTGATGATGAACTTCGGGATGCGCCCGAACCATTCATGCATCTGCTGTTCCATTCTGGCCTTCTGCCATCCACCGGCGCGGAGCATTACCTGTTCAGCCTGGCCGAGGACGTAGCGCCCTTTCTTCGCGAAAGAGTCAGACGCCCACATGAAGCAGAGGTCAGCCTCAAGCAGGTGTTCGTGGTCAGGGTTATGGATGCTGCCGGTATCGCTGATGATTTGCCGGTTTATCCACTCATGCACTTCGTTAGCGGGGATCAGCCTGGTGTATGGCTGCCAGCTTTCGGAGTCGATGAAGTTAACTGGCGGGTATGGCCTGCGCTCGTCATCGTTAATCATGGGTTACTCCGTTATCTCTTTACAGGCTCATACTTCAGCTTCTGGCTAATGCCATGCTTGACGAGGAAGTTTCTCACCTTTTGGTAATCAGGCTCGCAACGCATCATCAGGCAGAACACTGTCAGCGTCCTGAGGTAGACAGGAACCCACCACCTGCTTTTGATTTCAACTGACAGTCTGCACATCGCCATTGGTTTCTTCCTCGGTAGGAACTGGCGTGAACTGCACACGCTTCACATCGGCAGGAGTGAAATACAACCACTCGCCCGTCTCCGTAGCCAGCGGCACAAATCCATTAACCAGCTCAGGCTGACGCCGTGACATCTTGCCCGTAAAGGTTTCGCCTGTTTGTGTGGTAAGAGTGATTTGGTAGATGTCGGACATTGAGAGCCTCTTATTGAGCTGGAGGGATGTCGCGTTAATTTTCCTCTGCATGAGGATATAACTTATCCCTCACCGTAGGAGCAGGGGTCACCTGACTCGATTTTCCTATAGGAGGTAACATGTCCCAAAACCAATTTTTCGAACTGGCTATCGCCTACGCTGATGGAGTCAATGCGATCATCAATCTGGCCTGCCTGTTGCTGGCGAAGCGCTTCGGCGTTCTTCGATATTTCTAATCCCTGCCTTGTCCAAATTGCACTGCCCAAGCGCCGTGTAGAGCTGCGCGTTTAACTCCAGACTTGCCTGCCAAGTGAACGGAACAACCATTCTGGGGATCGGTGTGTCTGCTGTCAGGTCAGCGCTTATCGGCACCACTGGGGCTGGAACGTAAACTGTCTGCGTATTCCCGCAGGCTGTCAGCAGCGGCAGAAGGAACAGGCTGGTTAGCGCACGGATCGCCTTCAAGCGCCTGCCTGATGTAGACAATGCGTGTCTCGCCCTTTTGCGCCAGTTCGTTCTTTGCATTCTCGGTAGCCTGTGATATGTCACGGATGAGGTTCATCGTGGTGATCACGTTGCTCGTGATTGCCTCCGATGTGTTTGCCCGGACCGTCGCCTTATCGCGCTGGTCTTTGTAGGTGATGGCGTTGTCGCGGTAGTGGTTAATCGCCCAGGCCATCGAAACCAGCAGGCAGATAACGACAGCGCAGATGATTGCGGTTAATCGGCTCATTTCTGGCCCCACTCGCAAACTTCACGCTCAATCTCGCGCCGGGTGATCAGACCCTTCCACTGCTTGCCACCGGCATATGTCCAGCGCTGCAGTTCTTTGCAGGCTCCCGGAACATCACCGGAGTTAAGCTTTTTCAACAGCGTCGAGCTGGCGAAAGCACCGGAGCCAACGTTATAGGTAAAGGAGTAAAGAGCAGCGCGGGTAGGCTCAGGGATGCGAACCTTGATCAGCGGGTCGATGGCATTTGCCACCTTTCGCAGATCTGCCTTCAGCAGGTTGTCACACTCTTTGTCGGTGTAGCGATGGCCGCGGCGAATGTCGGCACCGGTGTGCCCATCGCAAACGGTCCAGACGCCGACCACATCCTGATAGGCGTAATAGCGCCGCCCTTCCAGTCCATCCGCATTACCCAGCATTACTGCAGCAATGGTGATGGCTCCGGATCCGCCAACAATGGCACCCACCAGCTTATTCCTGAGTGTCGGGTTCATCTCGGCTCCTGCTGCGGCGGTTGTCTTCGCGGATCTTGAAATAGAGATTTGTCAGATACGTCAGTACGGCAATGATGATACCCACCAGCACGCCGATAGCGTTCCACTGCTCGGGGCTGTAGGCATTAAGCATGCCGTTTAGGATGCTCCCGGCTGAAGCGCCATAGGCAGCACCAGTGGTTATTTTTTCCATGCGATACATGCTCTCACCTCGCGTAGTTAGCGGGTGCTGTGTGTTTAAAAGGGGTCAGGCCCTCGGGACGATTTAACAAATAGGCGTGTCGATGATGATTCCCGGGGCCTGGAATAAAAAAAGCCCGCTTTTAATGGCGGGCTAATGAGTTGACTATTTGTAAGGTAGGTGTGAGTGAGACCTATGCTCAGGTGTGAAACTGTATCGGCTGATTCACTATAGGCTCAGGAGAACCACCAGAGAGGTAGGCACAACCCACAACTCAAAGCGTAGCAGCAGATTACAAAACCATAAAAAAAGGCCTGCTTTTTATGGCAGGCTCTCAAGGAATTTGAAACTTGTATTGTTGTTGTCATGGTGCCGGGTGCCTCCCGGTGACTCTACCCCAGTCAGCAAAGACGCGCGCATACCTGCAGATAGCAGTTGACTGGAACGCCCTTTCGCTTAGAAAGGATTCACCACAGAAATAATTTACGCGCCATCCATTCCTGTGGTCAATGCTTTATGTATGAACAAAAAAAAACCTACTCATAGAGTAGGCAATCTGAGACTAACAGCATGCACGCTGTTAGTGAAAAGCACTAAGTACAAAGCACTTCCATATCCATTCCACCGGATATTTTGAAGAGTAGTACGAAAAGGATGAACTGCAATAAATACAGTGCAATAACGTGCGATAAATCTTCTTAACTAATTGGTGGAGAAAGTGGGCCAGAGAGAACTTCTGCTACTCCGTTGTCGCAGAGGGCGTCCCCCTGCGTCAGATGCCACACGCCAGTTATAGTCTGGCCAGTTTCAAGATCCTCGGTTACACCATTGTTGTAGTAAGCAACCTGAATCTTGCCGTTGTGCTGAATCCAGTAGTAACCTTCTTCCATACTCATCTCCTCAATCTAACGAGATGAGTATAAAGCTGCTTTGAACTGAGGGGCGTTAGAAATCCTTCATCGTGCCTTAATTAAAAAAGCCCCGCACGATGGCGAGGCTGTTAATTCTTTGTCGACCTACGAAGCTATGGCGACGATATCAGATTTACATGAAATATATGCGTTTCAATCCAGTTTTGCAAGACTTCTGTCGAAATTTGTCGCCTTTTGTTGTGAACGTGATCGCGTAACCTGCAACAAAGCTCCGCTGTCCAGGCGCAGAAAGATGCGACGCATCTGCACCCAGCGGTCCGTAAATGTCTCAGACCAGTTCTTTGGCGTTACGCCTACCAATTCCGCCATTTTCTGGTATTCGTATGTCTCACGACCCGCCAGCTCCGCTTTAACGTCCTGCGCTGCCAGCCATATCAGTTTCTTCAGGCGTTCCATCGTCTTGCCCGCCACCTTCTTCGCGCCGAGCTGCTCTCGGAACTCAGCCCATGCCCACTGAGTTATCGCCACCTGGTACTCGAAGCGGATGTTCTCGCTGTAGTTCCATAGCAGCCATGCCTTCTGGTGTTCTTCCAGTGATAGGACGGCGCGGCGCCATGACGCAGTGCCGAACTCAACCGGCCCCACCAGCGCGATAGATGATCCCTTGGCGCGGGACTGGCTGCCACTTATTGGTGGTCCGTCCGGGTTGACCATCCGCTGCTTATCCTTGTCGAACACCTTTTTCCGACCCCGGCTTCGCGCCGTCGCGGTGAATTGTGCGTTCTCGGCGAAAGCTACCAACTGCCCTTTCGTCGCCCCGCTCAGATCTGCGGTCGCAACAATGAGCTGCTGACGTACGTATTCCAGTTGCTGACCGTTCATTGTGCGGCTCCTGCTGGGTGATAGATGCGAACGAAGTTACGGAGAATGCGGTAATCCACCAGCACGGAGCCCGGGCGGCGGTAAATCCGGAGGCGCTGCCAGCGCGCTCTGAGTATATCGATCGTTTCTGGCTTCATGCTGCCTCCTGCTGTTTGAGCGCTCGAAGATCTGCCCTGGCCTTGGCACGGATGCCATCCAGTTCTTCCCGGGTGTAACGGTGGGTTTCATTGTTGGATTCCAGCGCCAGCACGCGCTCTTCGCCGATCAGTTCGACCAGGGCGGCGCGGTACGCCTCAATGTTCCCGGATTTGTGGACGTTGCAGGCGGAGCATTGGAGCCAGATATTGTCCGGGTTAAAGCGAAGCTGTGGTGCGGCGGCCGTGGTGCGGTAATGCCCGGCATGCCAGGCAAACGCGGTCTTGGTTCCGCAGGAGATGCAGCCGTGCCCGGCGGCCAGCAGCATTTCGCGCCGCCAGTCGTTGAACGCTCGCTGAGTCATCTGCACCCAGTGACGGATCGGCTTAAGCTCGTTACGACGCGCAGCGCGCCGTTGGCGACCTGCCTTCTCGGCTTCCTTCTGCTCCTTAATGCGCTTAGCAGCGGCTTTCACCTTCTCCTTTTGACGTTCTTCCATCGCGAGGATTGCGCCGTGCTCAGGGCAGCACCAGCGGATCCGGATGTCGTTGAATTTCGGCACGAAGTATTCACCGCATACTTTGCACTTACGGCGGGATGGCTTACGCACGTTTCCTCCTTGCCGCGAGGCGCAGCCATTTCTGATCCACCAGGCGGGCGGTGTAATCTTTCAGGGTCGGGATGTCGGACGGCTTAACCGCGTGCTTGCGCTGGCGGCGCGCCGGAACGCGGAAGATTTCATTGGTGATGACGCGTGCGAGAGGACTACCCACGGGAAGCCCTCCACTCTTGCGCCCAGGCGATGCGCCTATTGGATGCTTCGGAGAACTTCACGCCGCGGTCGGTGCCGAACCAGTAAATTGCCTCAATGACGTCGACCATGTAGCGCTTGCTGGATTTGGATGTGCTGACACCGAAATAAACACGGCCGCCATTAATGCCCGGCGCGGATTTCTGCTCGTTTTCCGGGTTTTGCATCTGGCTGACAAGAACAGTGATGAGGTCTTTCCATTCCTTCGGTTCAAGCTTTTCGCCGTGCCAGACAACCTGGACAGAGAGGTCTTTGAGCAGCGGCCACATCAGACGGTTTTGCTTGTCTGTGCGGGTCTCTTCCCGGGCCTCGACCACCATCGGCGCGCGCGGGTTAACCGGTATGGTGCGGATGAATGCTATGAGGTTGTCTTTAACGGTGTCGTTAACGATGCAGTAATGTTGTCTCATACGCCACCTCCGAGAGGTAACGCAGAATGCAGAAAATCGCAGGTGCATTTCTGCATCTGTGACATGGTGAGGAGTTCAGATTGTGGTCGCATTTAAGTCCCCTTAAATGCGAAGAAGTCACCGGAGTTGTTCAGGCTCAGGCACCTAAATTATTACCCAAGAAAAAATGTTAATCAATGCCGGTGACCGTTATTTTTTATCAACGCACCAGCATTCATAAAAATCATGAATAATAGTTGATGATTAATCTGACCAGGATTAAGTTAACTAAAATTTCAAAGTGAGGTGAAAAATGAATAGAACCGAAGAAATCAGAATAGAAGACACCGCCCTTGCCACGGTTTACTTATCAGAGTTATATTCTTTGGCGTTTTTTATAAGGAAAAAATGTCAATCGCTATTTGATAATACTAAAAGTGAAAATGATGGAAATTATTACATATTTGCAAAGCCTGAAATCATTAACGATATCTCGTCAATTTTAACAGATGCTGCAAATTTAAAAAAATTGATAACATCGACATCACCGCAGAAGAAAGGTGAAAAAGAGATAAACTTTAAGTTTCGAAAAGCACGCGCGGAATTTTTGATGTCTCTTCTAAATGATGTTGCGATAGATGAAATGCTTAACGTAAAAATACGAAATACCTTAGAGCATTTTGATGAGTACCTAGATAATGCCAACATTGACATAACTCTTAATGATCGAAAGGGATTCGACGTCGCAATATGTAACATCGCCCTTTCCAGCAGGCTTGCTATGCAAGGCAGTATATATCCATTACGATTCTACATTGCAGATGAAAGAATATATCATAATTTTGAATGGAAAGTTGACATAGGATTAATACATGACGAAGCATGTAATATCATCAAAAAACTATCCACACACCAATACTTAGCCAGAAGCAAAGAGCCTCAATCAAGCATTATAAGTCTATAATATTAAATCAAGATAGCCTAATGATGTTATTAGGCTATCTTCAAATGGCTTGAGCATTATGATTTAAAATCAAGCAAATTATAATTTCTCATCAATAACTTTCCTCAAGTAGTTACTAATCGAAAACATCTCACTCCACCTCATGCTGCGGTGCTGCTGCGAGTACACCGCGCCATACATCGACGTTATGCAGGTCATCAAGAATCGCATCTGTCATTGCGTTGGTCATTGCCCCGGTCAACTCAACCGGAACCAGTTTCCAACCATCCGGAATCACCGGAGAGTTGCCAGCCTCAGCCAATCCAGCCTTCTTGCCAGCCTGATAACACTCACGCTGCGTCAGTGCATACCCTGGATAATCCGGCATTACTGCAGTCTCACCCGGACCAACCGGAGCAGGCGGTGCTGCTTCAAGTTCAGCAATGTGATTCCTTTGCCACTCGACGAAATCTGCCAGTGATTCGACGTTGTACTTTTTGCAGAGCGCGTCGTGGATTGCGGCTTTGCGCTGGAGTTCGGTGTCGGCACCCTGAAGCATGGCGGCGCGGCAGTCATCAAGAGCCAGGTTGTACCACTCCGCGCAGCCACCACCGACGCGACGCCCCTTGTACATCCACCACCCATCCGCATCGTTACGCTTAATGGGTTCAGGCATAGATAACGAGTGGCAACTGACGTCGGTAACCATGAACGCATACCTCACTTACGACCGAATCGAAGATCGGCGCTGGGTTGATCAGCAGCTCGACGACGAGAAAGAGAAGTGGATCGACGACAGAGCGAAAGAACTGATTGCCATGTTCCCTGCGAAACCTCTGGAAATGAGCAGCTTGTTCCTGCCCCAGGAAGCCCAGTTTGCGCTTATCGGAGAAAAGGCCGAAGAGGCATACAACGAATACATTTCGGCCTGCGCATATGCCCGCGCCGAAGAAGAATGGCAGCGCCAAGCGCCCTGCCCGTTCTAAGGAGCGATCATGAGCTTAACACTTGTTGATTTCGTCAAACAACAGGAGCCGCTTTTCATTAAGGCGGCCACTGACGAGCGGATGGTGTGGGCGAAAGAAAGCCAGTTCGCCATCCAGTTATTTCAGAACAACGACTATCTCGCCAAAGTTGCATTCCAGAACCAGACCAGCACGCAGAACGCGATCGTCAACGTTGCGGCAATCGGCATTTCGCTAAACCCAGCTCAGAAGTTGGCTTACCTGGTTCCGCGTAAAGGGGCTATTTGCCTCGACATCAGTTACATGGGCCTGATGCACATCGCGCAGCAGTCTGGCGCCATTAAGTGGTGCCAGTCGGCAATTGTTCGCAGAAACGACCAGTTCCGCCGCGAAGGGCTCGATAAGCCGCCAATCCACATCTATAACGACTTCGATACCGAAGAGCAGCGCGGAGACATCGTAGGCGCGTATGTAACGGTAAAAACTGACGATGGTGATTACCTCACCCATACGATGCGCATCGATGCCATCTATTCCATCCGTGACCGGTCTGAAGCATGGAAGAAGTACAAATCTGACAACAGCAAGAAGTGTCCATGGGTCACCGATGAAGAACAGATGATCCTCAAAACGGTCGTGAAGCAGGCAGCAAAATACTGGCCGCGCCGTGAACGCCTGGATGCTGCCATCGACCATGTTAATACCGAGGGTGGCTGACCACTCAATCGTCGATATCGTCCAGATGATTGAGGATCTGGCAAGCAATGCGGGCGCCTCTGAGATGGAAGACTTCTTCCTGCTTGCTCGGTGGGGTGGCGTCTGCGTTAACGCCGAAAAAGACCGCCCAACGATAATTGCCTCCGTTCCGGCGCAAAAATCAGCTGCTGAGCGGCTCGTCAAAGTTATCCTGGCGCAAAGCCTCGGGGAAAAGTTATGACAATGCAGATGCACTCAATGCCCTGGCCTGAATCTCAGGCCATTTTTTTGTCGAAAACTTATCTGTACATGGATATGGATGATCTGTGCGCAACGTTACAGCGCACCAAAGCGTCTATCCAGATGAAAGCCAGCAGCATGGGCCTTTATCGTTGTGGGAAATTAACAATCGACGATCTGCAGCTGATTGAAGCCCTGCTTGATGCCGGTCTTGAGCATGCGGTTATCGCCAGAAAGTTCGAACTCTCCGAGCCTCAGCTAATGAGGGTTCTGGAAACGGGAGCCTTTCATTGCGATATCTGCGCCACGTTCTCCGCGTCCATGCGTTCCTCTTACTGGAAATTCGACGGAGAGCCGCAAAGGACTTATAGCTGCTGTCCGGCGTGTTGCCGGGCGATGGTTGAAAGCTTTAACGCAGGACACGACGGGCCGCTGCTGGCACGCAGAGGGGAGGCGGCATGACCTATCAACTACACGTCGGGCGTTGCGAGGACGTCCTGAAAACGCTGCCGGATAACTCCGTTGACGCCATCGTGACGGATCCACCGTACGGGCTGAGCTTCATGAACCACAAATGGGATTACGACGTCCCGACAGTTGAGCAGTGGCAGGAATGCCTGCGTGTTCTCAAGCCTGGCGGCCATCTTCTGGCGTTCGGTGGTTCCCGCACCTATCACCGCCTTGTAGTTAACGTAGAGGATGCCGGTTTCGAAATACGCGACCAAATCCTCTGGATTTACGGGAGCGGCTTCCCCAAGTCTCATAACCTTGATGGTGATTTTGCCGGTTGGGGAACTGCCCTGAAGCCCGCGCACGAACCGATCGTCATGGCTCGCAAGCCATTCAAAAAAACGGTGTCGGCGAACATGGACGAGCATGGTACCGGGGCAATCAATATCAATGCCTGCCGAATCCCTACCGACGAGGTGCTAAATGGCGGTTCTGGCGGTCTGCTTTCCCACCGCCGTGATGGTACCGAATCTGTTGCCGATTACGAGCAGGAACCAGAGGGGCGCTGGCCAGCAAACATAATTCACGATGGAAGTGATGTTGTCGTTTCAGCGTTCCCAGATGCGAAAGGCCAGCAAGGAGCGCTTACCGGAAATGAGCCCAGCTCAAAAATGGGAGCGGCGAATTGCTACGGGCAAATGGACCGGCGACACGAATCAACTCCACGCATCGATACTAGCAAGAGCGCCGCCAGGTTCTTCTACTGCGCAAAAGTGAAACCGAAGGAGCGGGATGAAGGCCTCGAGAGATTCATTGCTATGTCAGCCAGCGACATGACCGGCGGCCGCAAAGAAGGAAGCGTCGGCATTAACGATCCGCGCGCCGGTGCCGGGCGTACCAGTGGTGCGAAGAACAACCACCCCACCGTTAAGCCGATCGCCTTGATGAGTTATCTCTGCCGGCTGATTACTCCGCCTGGCGGTACCGTGCTTGATCCGTGGATGGGAAGCGGGAGCACTGGCCGGGCAGCTATCGAGGAAGGTTTCAACTTCATCGGCATCGACCTGAACCCGGATTACGTGACCATTGCTTCTGCGCGAATTGCTCACTCCTTCAAAAAGACGACGGAGGCCGCATGACGCCAGCAGCTTATTACAACGAAATCGACCCATTCGCTGCCCAGTGGCTGCGTAACCTGATCGCCGGAGGTCATATCGCCCCGGGCGAAGTTGATGAAAGGAGTATTGAAGATGTCACACCTGACGACCTGCGAGGATTCACGCAATGCCACTTCTTCGCCGGAATTGGCGTCTGGTCTCATTCCATGCGCCTCGCCGGATGGCCTGACGATAAACAGGTCTGGACCGGCTCCTGCCCGTGCCAGCCTTTCAGCGCAGCAGGCAAAGGAGATGGGTTTGCTGACGAGCGGCACCTTTGGCCCCACTTCTTCCACCTCATCAGCGAGCGCAGACCTCAGCATGTCTTTGGCGAACAGGTTGCAAGCGGTAACGCAAACACATGGTTCGACCTTGTACAAGCTGACCTGGAAGGAATGGGATACGCCTTCGGGCTTGTGCCGTTTGCGGCAGCGGGCGTCGGTGCGCCGCACATCAGAGAGCGGGCTTACTGGGTGGCCCACGCCTGTTGCGAATACGAATCCGCAGCCGGAAACGAAACGGGGATTACAGCACGTCTCCGGAGCAGCTCGACTAACAGGCTGGCCAACACCTCAGGTAAGCGATTTAAACATGAGGCAAGCGAAGGGAAGTCCGAGCAGCATACGGCAGGCTCAACGAAGTCAACTTGCTTCGGTGACAGTGGAATATTGCGATCAACCCTTGAGGTTAACGGTTTTTGGCGAGATGCGGACTGGCTATTTTGTCGAGATGGCAAATGGCGTCCAGTTGAACCCGGCACATTCCCGCTGGTTGATGGGGCTGCCGCGCGCCTGGGACGAGTCGAGCCCGGGGTGGCAAGAGTGGCAAGCAGCAACCGAGTCGGCAGACTCAAAGGCTACGGTAACGCCATAAACGCACAGGCTGCGGCTGAATTTATCCGGGCCTATATGGAGGGGCTATGAACCCAGAAACAAATAACGCCAATATCAAGGTACTAATCACAAGGTCGCTATCGCGGCCTTTTTTATTGCTGGCATTCACATTCAACCGAATTAACCGACAGTTCCGGGAGCATTGACTATGGCCGACATCATCGATACCGCAGCAGAGATTGAAGAGCTTCAGCGTAACGCTGCCCTTTCCGCTCACCGCATCGACCGCAACGCCATATCAGCTGAGCGTTGTGAAGAATGCGACGAACCAATTCCCGAGCCGCGGCGCGCTGCCGTCCCCGGCTGCCAGACGTGCGCGGAGTGCCAGGGCGTTATCGAATTGAGGAATAAGCAGAGGGGGCTGTAATGCAGCAGGCAATTTTAGACATGTGCTGCGGGTCGCGCATGTTCTGGTTCGACAAGCAGGACGAGCGCGCGGTGTTCAGTGACATCCGCGCCGAGCAGCATGAGCTTTGTGACGGTCGCCAACTGGTAATTAGTCCGGACCTTATTGCTGATTTCCGCGCCCTCCCCTTTGCCGATAACACCTTCCCTGTAGTCGTGTTCGATCCGCCACACCTTGAGCGCGTCGGAGATAACGCGTGGATGGGGAAAAAATACGGCCGGCTGAACAAAGAAACGTGGCGCGATGATCTGCGTGCCGGCTTCGCAGAAGCATTTCGTGTGTTGTGGCCACACGGCGTACTCATCTTCAAATGGAACGAAACGCAGATCCCGGTAAGCAATATCCTGTCGCTTACCGATGAGAAGCCGGTCATCTGGCAGCGCACTGGTAAGTCAGACAAAACCCACTGGGTGATTTTCGTCAAAGGTGGTCCACATGTTCCAGCTAATTCAGCGGGGTCAGATTTACGCTGACCAGCACGGTTGGCCCGTCATCATCCACAGTTGCACATCACAGATAGTCCGCTACTGGCGACAGGGCCGAATAAATACCGCTTCAATCGACCGATTCAACATTGATTTTGAGCACCTCGATCACCGTGAGGCGGCACAGATACGCACCGAACTGGAGAAGAGCGAGCACATTAAATCGCTGCGCGCCCAGCGGGCGGCATAAGGAGGAATTATGCGCATTGAAGAGTTACCGAAGCTACCGAAGCTGTTCCGCGTTATCGAGGTTGATCTGGATGTGCTACGCAATGGCATTGGTTCAGGTTGGGGAGTGATTTTCGACCAGGACGCCATCGTTAAGCGAAAGGTCCGCCGAGTGAAGCATGACGGCGGCTGGAAGTGGCAACTGGTTCGGGAATCGCACGATCAGGAGTTGTGGGATTACTGCTTCGAGCAAGACAGGGAATGCCTGGAGCATCTCAACTATGACCTTGGCTTGATGCAATGACGCAACTGATAGCCAGTTATGAGCTGGCTATTGGGTGCGAAAGCACTGCTCCGTTTTCCCTTTGCCCGGCCCCGCGTCGGGCTTATTTTTACCTGATTTCGATTAATCAACACGTCAACGCGGCCTCGCTTATAATGCCTGGCGGCTAAGGAGTTCTCATGGCTAAGCTTCTCAACTTGCAGGAATGGGCTGCTGAGGTCTACACGACTCCCCCATCCCTTTCTACTCTGCGACGATGGACGCGGGAGGGGCGAATTTATCCCGCGCCTGAGCTGCACGGAAAGGAATATAAGGTTCAGCCTGACGCTATCTACGTGGATCCGCGCAAGAAGAATCTGCGCGCTAAACCGAAACACACCAAACTGCCGTCTGGCGGTACCTTACTGGAGAGACTGACTCATGGCGAAAAGGCCAGTACGTTACGACGCTAACCTGCCCCGTAACCTGACCTATCGTAAAAGAGACAGACTTTACAGCTGGCGCAATCCGGTGACCGGGCAGGAGATTTCTCTTGGCCGGATTGATCGCAAGGACGCTGTTGCCCAGGCCATTGAGGCCAACAACTACATCGACCAGAATTACCTTCCCTCTTCTCTACTGGATCGCATAAAAGACGTGCCCACTTTCACAGTGGCTGCATGGCTGGAGCGTTACGAGGTAATTCTCGAGCGGCGCGAGCTGAAACCAAACACGATGAAGGTCAGGCGAAACCAGATCGCCACCATAAAGGAAGAGTTCGGCAAAATTCCCCTCGCTTCCGTCACGACAAAGGACATCGCCTCATTTCTTGAAGGGTATATTCTCTGCGATAAAAAGAGCATGGCTTCCGGGCTGAGGTCTGTACTGATGGACATCTTCAGGGAGGCGATCGTTGAAGGACATGTTGACAGGAACCCGGCAGAACCGACGCGAACGCCGACACCGAAAGTTAAGCGAGAGCGCCTGTTGCCCGAGCATTTCACCGTCATCCGCCAGGCCGCGTTAACTCATTCTGACTGGGCGCCTAACGCATGCGATCTGGCGCTGGTCACCGGCCAGCGGCGGGAGGATATCTCACTATTCAGGTTCAGTGACATTAAAGACGGGAGGCTTTTCGTTACTCAGGAGAAAACAGGTCACAAACTGGCTCTCCCCCTTGATTTGAAGCTGGACGTCGCCGGGCTTGTGTTGCAGGATGTTATTGAGCGATGCCGGGTAAATAACCCCTCCGACTTCATGCTTTACTCGCCGGTTCGCCGTGGCGGGAGAAAGCCGGGGCCGCTAACTCCTGACGGGCTCACCCAGGCGTTCGCAGAGATAAGGGATTCGACCGGGTTAAAATTCGGACCAAACCCACCGCCTTTCCATGAGATCAGAAGCCTGGCGAGCAGGCTATATGAAAAGGAGCGCGGAGAAGAATTTGCTCAGCGTTTACTTGGCCACAAAAATTTAACAATGACCAAAAAATACCTGGACGCACGCGGTGCAGAGTATGTTATGGTTTAGACAGGATATGGAATATTCGAGTAATTTTCGGGGAATTTCGTGTTGATACCGAAAAAACCTTTGAGAAACAAATAGATAAAAAGAGACCGAATACGATTCCTGTATTCGGTCCAGGGAAATGGCTCTTGGGAGAGAGCCGTGCGCTAAAAGTTGGCATTAATGCAGGCTAAGTCGCCTTGCCTTTTAAGAATAGATGACGACGCCAGGTTTTCCAGTCCACAGCAAAAGTGGCCTGAAAAAAAGCGTCAGAGCATCATTAAAAGTGAAAAACCGCAGTGCTTTGGCGAGCATCTGCGGTTTTTTTATTGGAAACCTGAACGTTAGCAGAGCTTGTCAGCGCGCTCGATAAACGGTGCCAGGCTCATCTTCTGCCCCGGGTTGGCCGGGTCATCAATCTGAATCACGCTGACTGGCTGACCGCTGCTCTTGCCGCTGGCGACCTGCTGCTCAGCGGTATCGTTGAGCGGGTACTGGACCAGCGTGCTCGGGTTGATCGCATACAGCGCATGGCCCGGACGGCAGGTCAGCATCACCTCTTCGCGATTAAAGGCCCATTTGTCTTTGCCCACTTCAAAGCGGCTTACGGTGATTACCTGCGGTGCCGCCAGAGCGCTTCCCGCGCAGGCCAGCAATAAGAGAGAAAGTACTGTCTTTTTCAT